GTAGTATTTACCAAGGAACGGATCAACAGTAGCCAACAGAACCATACGTGCTGTCATAAGATCCTGATTCTTCAGCTCCTGAAAACTGTTGTCCGAAAGGAAATTATACTGAATCTGAGGTTTCAGTCTCGACCATTCCTCACGGCTCATCACACCCTTGAGAGCGAGTTGAATCTCAAGTAGATTATTAAAGATGGCGGAAAATCTATGACGAAGACGAGTAATGAATTTAGCAAACTTTACTTCGTCACGCGTGATCTCATTAGCTCGCCCCATGTTAAATCCTGTGTCCGCCTGCAGACGAGATTCAGGAACATTTAGAGCCTTATATAGTTTCTTCTGAAAGTAGAATACGTCGTCCATTTGGCCAAGATTCTGACCACCAGGAAGTGTAGTAATTTCTGTACCACGCGCACCTTCACGACGAGGAAGCCAGAAATCTTCGAGCATCGTCATAAACTTACGATCATCTCGCACCTCACCCGTCTGAGCATCGTAAACGAGACGGTTCTTATGACGAACCATCATATCACGCATATACTGCTCAGCCTTGACTTTCGGTAGATTACCAACATCAATGTAGAAAATACGACGTTCTGGTGCGCGCGAGAGGCGATAGATAACCACGGCATCTTCTAGCATGCGCAGCTGGTTAAGCGGCTTGATCGCCTTATGTAAGTACGATAGCGTCATACGATTGCGATTATCGAGCAATCCAGAGTTAACGTAGCAGATAGAATCTGGAGCAATCTTGATTCCCTGAGTATACCCTGCTCCTGCGAGACCACCTGGATTATACAGATAGTATTCTTCGTATGCGGGAACCTGAGGATTCTTCTGATTAAGCAAACCTGCAGCTGATTTCTTAACAGGTTCGCGCACCTTTCGAATGCGGCGAGGATCAATATAACGAAGCTCTTTAATACCTTCACGCGGGCGAGTCTTATCGATCATAATATGATAGAATAGTCTGCCATCGATATACCACCGCCGGAATATTTCATAGCACATATTACGAAAATCGAGTTGGATCATTACCTCATCGAACTCTTCGTGAATGCGTTTCTTAATAGATTCTGGAATGTCTTTGGCTTCATCTAGATCGATTTCAACGGCTGCTGCGCGGAAGTCGGTCACGATAGCCTCGTTAACAATATCGTCAACCGCAGCATCGACTTCTGGCTGTCCTGACATTTCACGATAGCGAGTTGTGAGCTCTGCTTCGCTCTTAGCCGTGCCTTCTAGGTCTACGAAAGTTCCATATGCGCCACCCGGAGCAATTTCTACTGCTCCGTCGTCGCGTGTTGGCGGAACAAAAGATGGAATACTTTCCGCCTTCTTTATAGCATCTTCGGTAGTTCCAATTTTAAATCCAAAAAGTGAAATCATTTTCTTAATCTCCATCGGAACATTTTAGTCTATATGATTACATGCCTATTTATAATTGGAAGAGCATCAATAAAAAAGGGGCAGAATTTCGTCTGCCCCTTTTAAGTAGTTTATGAAGAATGATCAACCAGCGATAATACCAGTTGTCGAAGGAGCAACCACCTGCCAATAGTCATACGCGAATCCAACAGTGAATGTTTCGATTGCATCGCCGTTGTCCCAAGAAAGAGCAATATTGCTGATATCATTTGGGAAAATATTCACGAACTGATATGTGCGAAGAGGCACACCAGTCTTTCCGTACTGAGTGACTAGTGCGGTTGTGCGATACGATGAGTTGGTCGCAAGCTGACCAGAGCGAAGATTGCCCTGATGGCTATTGATTAGATTCGACCAAGTTTCCATTGCCTGACGAATTGCAAAGTCTTCATCGTTCAGTACTGTCACTGTCCACTCAGCAAACGTCCGAGTGCCAGCAAACTTTACTTCACGACCATAATACCTTTGTGTGATAACAGATAAACTAGATGCTGGAATTTCAGCAGCCGAGCAGGTGAAGTTGAACCGTGCACCAACATTAGGAACACCGGATGGAGTGTCGACGATCACCGAAAACAGTGACGGGCGAGCACCACCAAGCGGTAGACCGGCAGAGGCGAACTCTGAAACATTAAACGCCATATTAATTCTCCCTATGTACCGCTATATTAGAAATTGCCGACGATTTCGGAGAATTCTACTCCAGTTCGTACTGCAACAAAGTTAAGTTGAATGAAGTTAATCGAGCGAGCTGGCTTGATGTAAATGTCACCGATAAATCGATTGCTGTCAATAACCTCTCCGGTATTGTTTGTATCATCACACACTACGCGGAAGTCGTAAATGCCTCGCCGCCCCTGAACGTCGCGCAGAAACGGTTCTACGATATTTCGAAACTGAGCACGAGTGAATTCATCGTTGAACTCGAACAGAGCAAACTTCGCAGCGATAGAAATAGACTTTTCGAGAACGATGAACAGACGACGCACGTTGATGCGATCGAATGCTGAGGGTTTTGCCAGTAGTGTTTTGTCACCAAATAGAATAGTCCCCTGACCTGGGAATGTGTTCACCGGATTAATGCCGGACTTGTAGAGTTGATCGCGCTGAGCCTTTGGTGGGTTGTAAGGCAACCGAATCACATTTTTGATTTGTCCACGATTGAATCCTGCAGGAGAAAACCAAGGATCACGATCGTTATCCGTACGAGCCATTAGACCAGCAGTATCACCATTCATCGCGACATAGCGATACACATCGTTGTATTTGTCATACTGATACTTGTAGCCAGAATCCATAGTGGCATATGATGACGAAGGCAACAGATTACGGAACGCAATGACGTCATCCATCTCAGAACCTACATAACCCGCATTATTTACAACGTCTGCCTTTCTGGGTGACATAACAACCAAGCAGTCCTTACGAACTTCTGCGATGTTATTAATCAAGTGCAGCGCACGAGTCTGGTTAGTTTCGCCTGCAAGAATCAGAGAAACGTCTACATCTTCTGGCGAAGCGAACAAAGAATACGCAGTTTGGTAATCTGCGTTACGAGGTGAAGCGCCGTCGCGACCGTTAGCAAAGTTTCCAGTATTGGTGACCTTGCTGGTGCCAGCGCCGAATACTGTAGCAGCACCACCTTCAGCACGTTTTCCAGTATTAGTCAGCGCAGATACGTGAGACGCCCACCAAACCCATTTAGAAGTTTCATTGATCACATCCTTGTAGAAATTGCCAGCACCATCAGCAGTCTTTGCATCGATCGCGCGAGACACTTTCGAGAAACGCTCGATAACATTGTTTGCAACTCCAGTAATACGACCTTTGGCATCAACGACCACGATGTGAGCCTCATCGGTCGTTCCGCTATACTTGCTGACATAATCGGAAGTGCCTGGAGCTGCATCGAAGAAATTGTAGAATTCCCAGCGACGAACGACTGAAGCCTGGGCGGAGATTGTATTGCCTGAGTAACGATTTTTCAGAGTGATTGACTTGCCAGTTGCCGAGACTGCAGAAACTGTGACTTCTTCCTTATCAGAACCAGCAAGAATAATATCCCCAACCTGGAGAACAGTAAACTGATTAGCAGAAGCTGTTGCAGTAGCAGAGTTAGAAGTAAAGAGAAACGTGCCGGACATTGTTGATTGATAACCATTAGCGGTATGACACGTGCTAACTCGCAAACTGTTGCCAAGTTCGCCTGGATATTTGGCGATAAAGGCACCAGCGGCACTGATTCCGGAAGACTGGTAATTATCAACATAATCTGTAGAATTTTTCACGAACACCAAACCGCCAGCGGCTGATGTGTTGCCAGATGTAGATGTGCGACTTGCCTGTGCACCAGTCGCTGCATTGGCGAATACAACCCGAGACACATACAACTGATTAGTGTAGCCAAGGAAGTTGGCAGCTGGAAAGAAATCCTGAAATGTGTTCGCTGCTGGTTTTCCGAATTGAGCAGCAAGATTGTCTTCGCTGTCGATCAGAACTCGAATGCCGACTGGACCCCATGTCGAATGAATCGAGATAGCGCCAGTGGAAGTGCTAACAGCAGGAATGATCGTGGTAAGATCGATTTCGCTAACATTAACACCCGGAGAAACCTGAAATCCCATGTCTAATCTCCTCTAGTTCTCGGTGAAATCCGTTTGTTTATTTTCTACAAGTATTTATAATTTTATGATTATTCGTTTCCGAACGCGCCATTCCAACTAGAATATTTAGCTCTTTCTAAGTTTTCAACTTCTTCCGTCTGACCATCGTCATAAAATCCAGCTGGTAACATATCATTTTCGATGGAAGCCATTCGTTCTTGGGCTATCTTGCCGCGAGCGTCGGTGTCGGTCAGATCTCTGAAATATGCCTGACGTGTAAGCCAACCAAACATAACTAGAGTCATTGCAAGATCGTCATGATCACCTCCTTCGGCACCGAACGAGTCCTTTATTCTAACAAAGTTGGATAGCTCATGAATCGTATCAAAATCATGAAGTATCATCTTATCATACTCAATTAAATCTTTCAGAGTTGTACAGCCAATCCGCTTGACCTGTTTGGTCATCTTAACACCAAGACCGGTTTTTCCCGAAAATCCGCCGCTGATACTCTGTCCCGAACGACCCTTGCTTGTGGTTGTAAGAACATTGTCATACTCTAGATCACTGTGTAGAGTTTGAGCAACTATTAATCCGTTACCATCGTTTGTTTCGATCAACACATATGCCTTATTATAATATTCTCCAGTCATGAAAATGATTTCTGGTAGCATATTTGGGGATATATTGTTATCGTAAAACTTAGCAACATGCTTATATGGCATTTCAGAGATATCTATGACAGAAAATGCGCAGTAGTCTAATCCAACGCCACTAGACGTATCGACTGTGATTACATATGAGTGCTTGTGGTTTGGAATTTCATATATATCGACGCCATAATTATTTTTTTTCGGAGAGGCGATCGAAAGTTGACGAAGCTTTGTCGCAGAAATAAGAGTATGAGCAGAACCTAAGAATTCTGTCTCAAATTCTGATCGAAACTGTTCCTCGGATGTATTCTTAATTGTATCGAGTTTCCACTGCTCATCGCGACCAGGAACATCAGACCAATGTACGTCAACGGTAGCATAGAGGCTACGCTTATCTACAGCATCCATCCACATCTTATAGTAATGATTCAGACCATTCGGCGTGGATACTACAATAATTTTAGACGTCTGACCAGATGAAATAGTAGGATATACAGATGAGAAAAACTGCTCGGCAATATTTCGCTGAATGAAGGCGTACTCATCGAGAAATACTAGGTTATATGATCCACCACGAACTGCGCTTGATGAGGTAGCAGCTGCAAGAATTTTAGAACCATTTTCAAGCTCTATATTACCCTTATTCCATACGGTTACGCCCTGCTGAAGCCAATTTGGCAGGTATTCATACGCGAGCTGAATCTTTCCAAGCATGTCATTCGCCAGCCGACCCTTGTTGGCTAGAATGGCAATACTTTGCTGGTCTGCAAACAAAATCAGCCAAAGCATATATGCCGTAACAGTTGTACTTTTTCCAGCCTGGCGAGGAAGTTTGCAGATAGAAAAACGATTATCGCAAAATGTTTGCACCATAGTTTTCTGATAAGAGTATAATTTGAAAGGTATCAGCCCCCTATCTACGTGCACGATCTTGACATAATTCTCAATAAAATACACAGGATCCTTAGCGCATTTCGAATATTCTTCGAACTGATCCTTGGTGTATTGTAAAACAATCCCGGACTTTTTAAGTCTGGGATTGCCAAGATATGTCATTGCCATGTAAAGTTTAGCCTATACAGATTTTAATTATTTCGACGTTCCGACGAATACATACCGGGGAATTTTTCTGTGCATCGGCAAAACAACAGATCGAGAAACTAATGATTTAAACCAAATAATTAAATTATTCAACATTGTTATCCACCTTTCTATTATTAACTAGATTATGTAAATCTAAAGTGCTGCCTACAAAATATGCATTGTTCGTTACTTTTTTAACATCTTCTTGTTTCCCGCTCGACTTAAGTTCCTTGACCTGTTTATGCAATCCAAGCAAGTCCTTGTTTGCATCAACGAGAGTCTTGATAAGCTGACCCGCAACTTCAAAGGTGCGAGGATGTTCACTAGCCGAAGCTAGATCTAAAATCCCAGAAAGAGCCTCTTGCCCCTGATCAATAATCGTTTTTATATTTCTACGAGCCGATTGAAAATCGGTTTCAGCCTCATCATATGAATCTGTATCTTGGATAATCTTTATCGGAGACAGAACTTCATGCTGTGGCATTATTGGCAGGTTCAACGCAGTTTCTAGGTTGGTTTCGAGATTGGTTTTCATGATATCCTATCCATAAAAGAATGTATTAGAAGCATACTTCCAATCATTATTGGCGTTGATGTTTCTATAATCAATGGACAGTGCCGAGTTCGAGGTGCCGGTTCCATTAGCGAATAGACCAGGGCGAACAACATATCTCGAGACAGAATTTGCTAATGCCATAGACTCTGGTGTGATATCTCCTACTGGAATATATGTGTCCACCTGAACGCGCTTGATGATACCAGTCCGCTTAATTGGTCCATACAACCAGGCTTTCATCCTGAAATTGAAGGTATGAATCAGAGCGCGACGTGTATCGTAATCGCCTTCGTATGTGTCTTCCATAGACATACCATTAAGGATTACAGGAATATCCATCGAGATATCCATAGAAGGGACTAGGTTAACAGTCACATTCCACTCTGGTCCAAAATAAGGCACGATCTGCTCGATTATCTGCATACCATCGTCAGCATTACGAACATATGAATATAGATTCATATCAATATCGTAGGGAACTGGAGAGTATTGATAGTCTTGTTTGTTCTTATCTGTTGTCGAACGAGACTGTCGAATAGTTGTAGGCAGTTTCCGCGTTCCATCATAAGTGAGACCTGTGATCTCAAACGCCATACGGGGAAGTTGCACCTGAAGCTGGTTATCCAAATTAGGATTCTGTGAAATACGAGTTAACCATTTCTCCTTTGGACCATATGCAATCGGAATTGCGATTGCCTGGATCTGATTGTTGGAAGAATC